ACTTCCACTCGCTGCTCTAGTAATTCCTGTAATAGTATTGGTACCTGTATTATTACCGGTATAACTAATAAGTTCAGTTCCTATTTGAATTGTACCAGAGGGTGAAGAAAAAGCGGATGTAGCAGTTAAAGTAATTTGTGTAGAAGGAGATCCTCCTGTTCCAAAAGCATCATCGGCTAAAGTTCCAACTAACGTTGTTAAAGTAGGTGGAACAACTTGACCACCATAAGTATTAGTACCCCAACCATAACCATAACCTTGTGTGATTGGTCCTATTACATAATAAAATTCTACATCTACACTTCCGCCTGTAGCTGCCGATCCTGAACTAGCTGAAGTAATAGTAAATGTGGTAGGAGAAGGTGTAGTAATAATTTCAAATAATTTATCTTCAAAATCTGCGTCTGTGAGTCCTGTCCCACCAGGTAAAGTCACATTATCTAATAATATAATATCTCCTACGGATGCTCCGTGGGCCGTGGCTGTTGTAATGGTGACAGAGGTTGTACCATCAAAGGTCCAGGTAGCACTAGTCTGTGTTCGTGTAGTATCTAAAGGAGTGATGTCATAGAAGGCACCTTCAAAATAGATATAAAGCATTTTATTAGTACCAATAGCCGCATACCTATTACCATCATTATCTACCCATACGTGCTGATCTCTACCAGCTCCTACTAAAAGGTCACTTCCTAATTGTTGCCACCCTCCTATTTTTTCAGGGTAGCCATATCTAAAACGAGCATAATCGGCATTAACCCATTTTCCTTCAGCTCCAGTATCTGAAGATTGCTTATCTAAACCTGGTTGTAATGTAATCTTATGAAGCATATAACTCTCCTAGAGTAAAATATACTACATTTAACCTATAATCAATTAGATTTAAAGCCTTTATAAAAGGCTGGAAGTCCTAGGAATGGACGTTTATCAAACTTATTTTCTTTGGCTAGTTTAGAACCTTTCTTATTATAATGTAGAAATACTTGAGCACAAGTTTGTCCAGTAAACTCTTCTCGCCAATGCTCGAGATCACATCCAGAATAGATAAGCATGTCTCCGGGATCTAAATCAACTTTGATACCTGCTTGTCCAGTTCTTCCAGAAGGTTCTAAATAAATGGGCCATGGATCACCACCTAGATTTAATGTAGTAGATATCTCACACGAATATCTATCTTTATGTCTAGCTAGAACATCACCTTTTTTATATATTCTTGCATAGGAATATGTAGGACTTAATTTAAGCGCGGTATGTTTTTCCATAATAGGTTGAACTTTTTGTAATAAAGTTTCCATAACTGTATCTGCATAATGAGAATAGGTATTAGGTACTTGTGAATCATTCCATACTCCCCAATACGAAGTAAAAGGAGAGATATATTTTTGATCAAATAAAAATCTAGCCACCTTTCTTTTATTTAAGAAATAAGCAACACAAAAGTCAGCTATCTCTCTACTTATAATTCCTTTTAAAACTTGATATTTATTTTTTTTGAACGACATTTAAGACTCCTTTCGGTATAGCTTGACAGTTCCAATGTATAAACCTAAAGGGTTCATAACCCAAATCTACTATATATTGATGGGGCAAGTAAGAAGGAAAGAATATCAACCTTCCAGGTTTGACAGTATAATTAATTTGTGAAGTTGCATAAGTTACTTTTGTTTTATCTTTTTCCGGTAAAAGGTTCATAATATTACCTGCTCGTGGATCTTCAAATAAAGGTCTCGATGTTTTGTCACTGGCTTTTAAAAAATAAAAACCCGATATATGTCCATTCCAATGGGTATGTAAAGTATGATGACCACCTCCTTTTTTAGCAAATTCTTGTACCCACAGTTCTGTAGTAAACAATTGATGGTTCGTCATATCAAAACCCATCTCACCTAATAAATTATGAGCCGTAGCCCCTATATAATTTTGGAGCTCTAAAAAATTTGGATCTCCAATTAATGAAGTAGAATGAAAAACACTTCCCATATCGCCTTTATCACCCAATTTTTTATTCCTTTTATCAATATCTTTTTTCAAATTCTTTTTAGCTCCTTCAATATATTTATCTGAAGCTCTATTTAAATCATCTACAAATGTAGGTTCATCAGCAAACCATATAGGACATTGAAAATAATTTTCTCTTACTAATTGTGTAGGAAATGTTTTAGTACTTCCACATGATATTTTTTCAAAGTCTTCTTTGTTTCTTTTTTTTCTAGATTTCTTTTGTTTCTTTTTCATTTATAAGGCCATCCTAAACTCCAGATCACTAGACTGTGTCTAGTTCCTTTTTTAACGGGACAGACTCTATGCCAAACAAACCCAGGGAATATCACCAAGGATCCTTTAGGTAATATTTCTGTGCATTTACGTATATTGGGTTTCTTATCTGGATCTAAATTTCTAAAATCAAATTCTAATTCTCCACCTTTATATTCTTTTGGATCGGATAAAGTTAAGGTTACGGATAGCTTTCTAATCTTTCCATGACTAGGTGTATTGGGGTGATGATATGGTTTATCCCATCCATCACAATGCCAATCATAATATTGGCCTTTATTATATTTGGTAAATTGACATGCCTCTGAAAAATCCCATTGAAAATTCCAACCAGCATTTGTATTTGCGTCATGAATGTAAGGCTGAATTTCTTTGTAAATCCATTGGTCGCTCATCCAAACAATATCTGAATTTCTTTTCTTTTTTAAATCTTTAACTTGTTTTGGATTTAATTTTTTTGCTTCACCATATCCACCAGTAACGGCCATCTGATCTTGTAGTTGTTTTCCATAACGTACAATATCATCACAAATTCTAGCAGGAATCGCTGATTGAAAGTACCAATAATAATTCGTTAAGTTCATATGTCTTTATAAGACATTTATATCTTAAATAAATATGAAAGTAAAGATTTGATCTAGATCAATTAAAGCGACAATGTTCCGGATACTGTAAAGGTTGCAATTTTACAGCTTCCTGCTGGTGCAGGTAAAGTTGTTATTGTATTAGTTCCTGGCGCTGCTGCTAAAGATGCGGGTGCATTTGCTGCAGGTATTCTAAGTATTATTGTACCGCTACCTCCATCACCACCTGCTATTGTTTTAGGAACTTCTCCGGTTCCACCACCTCCACCACCAGTATTAGCTGTTCCATGCATCGTGGCGGCACAGGTTGCTGGGTTTCCTCCATCTCCACCACCACCTGAACCTCCAGCTCCACCACCTGTAGTAGATCCATATACAGATCCACCTCCACCACCAGCATAAGTTACAGGAGAACCTGTAATTGAATTTGCTCTACCAACACCACCAACACCAGCAGGACCTGGATAAGGAGAAGGGGCAGCATTACCACCAGCTCCACCAGCACCTCCACCACCAGCACCTGCATAAGGGGCTCCTGGACCTGAAGGTTGATTTCCACCTGGATTTCCTTGTGGGCCTCCTAAAGCGGCAGGTATAGCAGGAGTATTACCTGATCCAGCAGGCTGAGCTGCTGATCCATAACCTGGTTGTCCACCACCTGAACCTCCATCACCCGCACATGCACAACCTGTAGGTCCACCACCACCTCCACCACCGCCTGTTGCTGTTATTGTTGAAAAAGTTGAATCGACACCATTTGATCCTGGTCCTGCACCTGGAGCAGGGATACCTGCACCTCCACCACCTATTACTACTGGATGAGATCCACCCGTTAAAGTTAAAGCGGCAGCGCAAGGACTACCATAAGAAGAAACCATACCACCAGCTCCACCTCCAGCACCAACAAATCCTCCTCCACCGCCACCACCAGCGATTACTAAATAATCTATTCCTGAAACCTCAAATTGAGGCCATGTTCCTGCTATCTTAGCTTGCATTTGAGATTGTAATGACCACACACCACTTGCTTTATTTAATTCTTTTATAATAGTTACTCCTGAGCCACCTGCTCCTCCAGAATAATTAGTGATAGTGCTTCCACCACCACCACCGCCACCTGTATTAGCTGTTCCTGCTCCAGCACTTGTTGGAATACTAGCTCCTTCGCCTCCACCACCTGATCCACCAGCGCCTCCTGAATTTCCTGGAGCGGGACCATCTGCCATCGCAGCTCCCCCTCCACCTCCTCCAACAGCACTTACAGGTGCTCCTGGATATGTAGAGCCTATACAAAGTCCTGCTCCACCTGGAGCTCCACTTTGTGGTTCACCAGGCATAGATTTACTTCCTCCTACAGCAGTGGCTCCACCCCCTCCAGCACCAGCAACTCTTCCTGGTATACCTGGAGTTCCATCTGCAGAAGTACATCCTCCTGCAAAACCTTGACCACAAACACCTGTTCCTCCTGAAAGTGTCCCTGGTCCATTGTAATTATCTCTTGCACCACCACCAGAACCTCCTGGTTGTGCAGCAGGTCCTCCTGCTCCACCTCCACCACAAGAAGTATATGTGGTACAACCAATAACTAAAGTTGAATTAGATCCATTACAACCATTAGCTCCAGGTCCACCTGCTGCTCCACCACCGCCAACAGTTGTTGGATAAGCAACATTACCACAAACATTAATTGAAGAAATACATCTAACACCACCGGCACCGCCTCCACCAGTTCCATTATAAGCTCCTCCTCCGCCACCAGCAACAAGAAGTGCTTGTATAACTCTAGTACCTGGTTGAGTAGTATGACATCCTGTAGATGTTTTAGCTGTAATTTTATTACTTCCAAACGAAGTTTTATTCGTTCTTCCTATTATACCGCCGTTTGCTGATCCTGAAGGACTAGCCATATGAGTCTCCTTATGCGGATACCCAAGCTAGCGCTGATGCATCCCAATTGAAATTATTAACGGGATCTGAATGATCCTGTGCAGTCCATTTTTGTCCTGCTTCATCCCAACTAATTACTTTATCCTCAGTATCGGTTGGATATGTAACTGGAGCTTGCCAATCGTCATTTCCATCTAATGACCAAGATGCGTGAGGTTGAGGTGAAATAAATTTATCTTTTGCAGCGTCAAAAGTATAACCTTTTCCTGCATATTGTTTTCTAAAATTGTTATTGTAAGAAGTTTGTTTCCAAGTTCCACCTTTAAAGAAATTTACACACCATGTTTCACCGTCCACATGCATGTCATTATTTCCTAAAGGACCCGCTGCTGTTACAATATCGTTGCCTACAACAACTACTCTTTTTACTATATTATTACCATCTAGTTCTGCGAAATGTGCCATATTTATACTCCTTAAAAGTTATTTATATTATAATTTTTTTATAGTGTCAATGTCCCTGATACAGTAAAAGTAGCTACTTTACACGACCCTACTGTTGTTATTGTATTAGTTCCTGGAGCTGCTGCTAAACTACCTGGAGCACAAGCTGTAGGCATTCTAAGTATTACTATACCTGAACCTCCATCACCACCGGTATCTGCAACACCATCATCAGTTCCACCACCTCCACCACCACCCGTATTAACCGTTGCATTAGTCGCTGCGCCTGAAGGGAAACTTCCCCCAGTTCCTCCACCACCAGATCCACCTGATGCACCACTTCCCGGTTGAGATCCACCACCTCCACCACCAGCGTAAGCAACAGGAGATCCTGAAATACAATTTGTTAAACCTGCTCCTCCACCTCCACCAGTTCCACCTGAAGTATTACTACCAGCTGCATTGGCGCCTCCACCACCTCCTCCTGAATATTGACCAGAAGGGGCAACACCACAAGGAGATCCTGTTCCACCAGGATTACCTTGAGAAGGAGTTGTTGCAGGAGCGTTCCCTATACCTCCAGCAGCAGGACTAGCGTAGGAACCTCCACCTCCACCTGATCCACCGGTTGTAGTATTATCCGCAACTTGATTATGACTTAGTCCTCGTCCCCCACCAGCACTTCTAATATAACTTACACCTGAGTCAGTTCCTTGAGTCGCATTTGTGGCAGGTGCAGGAGGACTTCCTCCACTTCCACCAGCTCCTACAGTAATTGTATGACATCCTGGGGTTAATGATAATTTTGTTCCACCAGGGAAAGATGTTCTGTAGCCCCCAGCTCCACCTCCTCCAGCTCCGGAGTTTCCACCTCCGCCACCCCCACCAGCGACTACTAAATAGTCAAGATCATTACCACCGACCGGGGCACCTCCTATTGTTAAAGTAGCAGATGCTTTAAATGTTGCTAAAAATGTTGTTCCACCATCGGGTGAACAGACTGGCGCACATGCACTGTCGGTAGACATATATTGTGTTGATTTTAAAATTACTATTCCATCTCCACCTGCTCCTCCTGGCCAAGGACCTGCTCCACCGCCTCCATAACCACCGCCACCACCGCCACCACCTAAATTATCAGTTCCAGCTGTTCCAGTAAGATTTGTTCCTGGAGTAGGAGCTCCGGATACTTTAGCACCGCCAGCACCGCCACCGCCAGCGCCTCCTGCTCCTGCTGTAGTAGCAGGACCAGCTGAACTAGATCCAGATCCTGCTCCCCCTCCACCAGCATAAGTTATTGCTGCTCCTGTAATATTGTTTGGTGCACCTGCTCCACCAGCACCACCTGCAGTAGGTCCTGGAGCATTACTTCCAACGGCTGCTGCTCCACCACCTCCAGCACCAGCAAAAGTGGAAGTTGGACCTGAAGGACTAAAGCTTCCATTTCCTCCTGCATTCCCTTGAGGAGGACTTACGGGAGGAGTATTTCCTGCTCCACCTGTACCATTATTAGAACCGCCACCACCACCTGAACCTCCGGCACATGCTCCAGCTGTTGCTGCTCCGGCAGCACCACCCGCCGAAGTTATTGTTGAAAAAACTGAACTACCACCTGCTGTCTGACCTCCACCTGGAGCTGTTCCTTTTGTTCCACCTCCACCAACTGTTACTGCATAACTTCCCCCTTTTAAATTTAATGTACAACCTTGAAGAGGAGCAGGTCCATAACCAGAAGCTCTATAACCTCCAGCGCCACCACCACCTCCTCCACCACCGCAACCTTGAGCACCACCTCCACCTCCAGCGACTACTAAATAATCTATATCGAAAGTATTATAAACCCAATTATCATTTTTAACGTGGCAATAAACTGTATTCATGCTCCAAACACCTGAAGCCTTTGCGGGTAGCTCTGGTTCTTTAATTGCTACAACACCAGATCCTCCTGCTCCACCACCATAACTTGTTATACAACCTGCGGGTCCTGGAGTAAAAACACTACCACCTCCACCGCCACCACCAGTATTAGCAGTTCCTGCAAATCCTGTCTGTCCTGCAATTGGTGCAGCGGGTGAATTACCAGCGTTTCCGCCACCACCATCTCCACCTAAACCTCCTCTTGTATTTCCATAAATTGGTGCTCCATAAGAACCGGAACCAGCTCCACCACCACCTACTTTACAACTTTCTAAAAACGGTTGACCTGGAAAAGCTGTTGGAGCTACTCCAACACCACCTGCTCCAGCATTACCACAAGCTGAAGTAGCTGCATTACCGCCTACGGCACCTGCACCACCTCCGCCACCACCACCTTGGACATTACCTGGTGAACAGTTACCTGTACCACCTGCATTACCTTGGTTACATGGTTGAGGGGGAGTATTACCTGCGCCTCCTGCTGCTGGAGGAGTTGACTCTCCACCACCACCTGATCCACCTGCTACTGCTCTGCATGATGCTTCATAACCACCACTACCTCCTCCTTCAGAGGTATATGTGGTTGCGCACGCAACTAAAGTT